CGTTTTGTCGATTATTTGTTGTTTTGCGATCTGGAATTGCTGAGTCGATTCTGTTGAATTGACTACAGTGTTCACATCTTCTTCTGTACTGGTGAGGCTGTTCTGAGAAGCTTGCAGATCCTTTAATACCTGACTGTTAGCTTCTAGCTCATCCCCAATGGCTTGTTCTTGTGCCAGTAACTCATCACGCTGTTTAGCAACGTCTTCAGGCATCTCTTTGCCATCGTATTGAGCTTCTAACTCCTCTATTTGCGTGCCGATCTCTTCGCCACGATCACGAACTGCTATAAGCGCTTGCTTAGCGGCTGTGACAAGTTTAGCGCCCTCCTCTAGATTGACTTCGCCGCCTTCCTCAGAAGGTTGTGTTACCGTTTTGTGACGGTCGGCAATTCTAGAGATCACATCTGAAACTTCAAACGTAGAGGTATTTTCGTCTTCAGAAGTAGAATTTCGAGTCTGCACTGGTACTTTAGTATCAATTGACTCATCAATGGCTTTGTCCAGTTCAGCATTCTTAGTTTCTTGTGCCGCTTTCTCAGCAGCAGCTTTGACAGCCTCTTGCTGCAGTGGCTCAACAACTTTTTTCTTAACCGTGTCTCCAGCTGCGCCCAGTACTGAGCCAGGTACGGGAGTCATACCACCAGCTGCTGCGCCAATCACTGCGCCCTGATAGACTTCACCGCCATCTATCTCATCCAGTGACTTACCTTCAGCCAACTGCTCAAGTCCAGTTTGAACGCCTTCAGTGACGCCCTCTGTAGCACCTGCAGTAGCAGGTTTAACCGTACGTCCCAGTAGAGCCTTTTTAAGCGACTGTGTGCCTGTATTGGCTTTACCTTTAACCAATCCAGCGGCTTTAAGTAACGCAGCATCAGCGACCATTTCTACGCCAGCAGCTGCCATTGAAGCCATAAACATTTGACCCGTCTCTTCTTTAGACGGTAACTGACCATCATTCTCTAGGCGGTATGCATCAATACCACGACGGAACGTATCAAAACCGTAAGCTGCGTTTGTTGTCGCTAAAGAAGCTTTACCGAATAAACCAGACAGTAACTGAGGCGCGTTCTCAACAGCGTATTCAAGTGAAGCGCCTGGGTTGTTAGCAATCGTACCAATACCGTCTACGATCAAGTTACCAACCGCTTGAGCCGCTTCCAGTGTGGTTGCGTCTTCAGAGAAGCCCTGCTTATTCACGTTCCATGCAGTGCTAAGTTCATCGACCATGTCATTACGACTAGAGTCATTGAAGATGCCCGAGACAAACGTATCTTCCATGAAGAACTTATCAATCTCAGACGCAGCATCATTGGCTTTAACCGCTGCTTGTAGCTTAGAGCGGTAAGTCGTTGGATTACCGTTAACGCCTTCTGTACCTAAGCCTTCGAAACCAGAAAGATCTGGGCCTTCGTCTTGTGAGACAACGACATCCAGTAGTGCGTTCTCAGCGTCAGTCAGTGATGGGATTTCTGCTTCACGAGCATCGAGGAATGCCATGCGATCTTCATACTCTTTTGCAGTAATCGATCCCATGATGTTGTCTGCCATTGCCAGACGACGTTGACGAGCTAATTCGCGGGTAGCGCCATCAATGCCCATTTGTTTGTTGAAGCTTTTGATCGCTTCTTCAGGGACGCCACTAATTTCCCAAGCCGAGGCAATGTTGGCAGGTATCTGAACCAACTGGCTTAAGGTACGTGGAATACCGATCTCAACTGCAGCAGCAACAGAGTTTGCAACCGTTCCACCAAACGTATTTAAATTATCATCCGTTACCCACGCATCTGATTCACGCACCGCCTGATTATATTGGCGCTGACGAATCGCTTCGGCATTTTGGATAATGGCTTCTTGTTTAGAAAGAGGATTAACTCGCTGAGTTAATATATTTTGTTTTTCAGTTGAAGCAGTATTAACTGCATCTTCTTTTGTTGGTGGGGTAATTAAAGGTGAGTAAGGATTGTTGCTGCTCATTTAATATTAATCCTCGATATAAATAAAAATAGCCCGCAAATATACGGGCTATTATGAACTATTTAATTTTTAATTACCTAGTTCGTTTATTATCGATAATTGTTTGTCGCTGAGCTTGTTTTAATCTATTTAGATCACCGGCTATTTTAGCCTCTGCCGCAGTACGAGCTTGGTCAGAGTTATAATTAAAAGCACGAAGTGTTTCAATATCAGCACGAGCCAATGAATATTGATCCCAAACCTTTTTAAGGTTGCGTTCAAACTGAGACATGTAAGTCTGCCCATCTTCGTCTTTACCGATCATATCAAACGCACGTTTGATAACCGCACCGGGAATACTATTACCTGTTTGTGCAATAAGTGGGTTTTTACTACGAATCAGTTTAGTTTCTAGCTCGCTGACAAGGTCTTGCATGGCAGGTACCACATTTTCAGCACCTTGCTTACCGTCAGCAAACCAATCATCGGGAGTAAACAGACTCGACTCACCTGCATTCTCACCAGCGTATCTATAGGCATCCGCTTGCTGAATATTTTCATCGTTCATCCAACCTTGGATCTCGTCTTCACTGAAGCGGATGTTAAGGTTCTCACGTTGACGATCCAGTGCACGATCCAACACTTTTAGATTGTTCTCACCTGCTGCTTGAAGAGCTAACTGATTCTGCTTCTGTTGTTCAGTTAACTGGTTCCAAGATGACCAAGTAGCGCGTCCGTCGTTCAGTGCTTTGTTGTAAGCAGCACCAGTGACGCCCGCTTCTTTCAAGCGTGTCGCCAAAGCACCCATGACTTCTGACTCATCATCCACATTACGAGCCACATCCTGAATGATGGTAGCTGCGTTATCCTGCATGGTGCATTGGTTCTGAGTGTAGTTGTAGTCGTTATCGTCACGCTGATTGGTTTCAAGAGAGTTGTACAGCTCACCTGCATTAGGAATAAGCGCTTCGTTCTCTTTAAGGAATGCTTCAGCACCCTTGTAATCGTTTGAGCCAAGCAATGCGTTAAACTGATTAATCAATGGCGCAGCTGTACGCTCTTTAAGCGTCTGCTCGTAGTTGTACGCAGTCGTTGCATCATCCATCAACTGATTGTCACGTTGACCCAATGCACTCAAGATCTTAGAGGTATCGATCTGAGCACCGTACTGCTGTTGCAGTGCTTGTGGGTTCAAACGTTGCTGTAGCGCTTCATAACCAGCTAGGTCGTTAAGCCCCGCAATCTCGTTAAGAATGTTCTGTGTATTCGCAGCTTTAGTCTGCTCCCAAGCGTCTTGCTGACCCTGAGCGTAGTCTTCTGCCGTGGTTGCTAGTTTGCCCAGACCACCTGAGATCAACTTAGCAGCTGCAGCCGCTGAACTGTTTACATCAGAAAAGCTTGGCGCATTAATGTTCTTCCAGGTGATCGGCATACTTAGACTCCGTTTTTCTTCATGTAGTCACCAACAGACTGGTAACCAGTAGGGTTAGCGCCCAGACGAGCACGCTGACGATCTTCAAGAGATGCGTTGGTTAGCTTTTGCTGGTTAGCAAGGTTAGTCAGTGCAAGATCTTTCTTCAGTGCAAACTGATCACGAGCCAGATCCAACTGCTGCATACCCAACCAAGACTGACCAATACCGCTGATCGCGCCTAATAGTGGTGCGCCCCAACCTTGTTGTTGAACGCCGTTAGCATCTGTGTAACCCAAAGCACCTTTCATGAAGTCGCTCTGGAAAAAACCAGGGCCACCGACATTTGCAGTAGACGGTGCCAATGCTTGGTTGGTTAGTGCCCAAGAACCATCAAGACCAAAGTTCTGATCTGCCAACATCTGTTGTTGCTGTGACATTACAGCGTTTTGCTGAGGCGTTCCGCCCCAACTAAACAAACTGCTCAACACATCCGAAATTGGATTTGGATTGAGATTAAACTCTGCCATTACTTTTAAACCTCATTTATTCGTAAGTTGGCTGCGGTAACTGCAGCATTATGTCTGCGTAATTATTCATCATCGTATAACCCAATAAACCAGGATTAGTATTATGAATAGTTCGCTCATAATAGTTAGATGGATACTCGTTAAAGTTTATCATTGGTTCCGAATAAACAAACTCCATTGGGTCTATTAATCCGTCAACCGCTAATAATTCCTGCGCTTCTTTTAATGCATCTAGGCTTTCTTTATATTCTTCTTGGAATACATCAAAGTCATTTTGTAAATCTTTAAATGCATCGCCAAGGTTTGCAGATATTCCCTGACTTAATCCAGACGCCGTCTGTAATAAAACATCAGCCCATGCCGCATTATCAATATTCCATCCAGAAACTGATAACTGGTAAATAGCAATTGCCGCTGCAATGATTGCCACAATAAATGAGTTTTCAATACCCAGTGCTTTAACTAAGTATTTGAAACCAACTGATATCACATACGAGATCACAATGGCTTCAATCAGCATCATTAATGCAGCGTTATACGCCCCGTTAGCAAGAGCTGTAGCAAACGCAGCACCGCCACCTGTGTAGATCACCAACGCAATAGCAGCGATCTGAAGCAGGGTTTTAAATAACCCCGTCTGGTACCACTTAACCTTAGTGACTTTGTAAGAGTTAAATACGATCTGTAGTGCGTCGTAGTAGAGAGAGTTGCGTTTGAGTGCACCCATCTGGTCAACAATGTCACTGTGAAGTGGAATCACAAAGTTGTTGTTATCTTCTGATTGAGCATCAGCCAGATCAGTTACAACAGTGTGCCCTTGATAAACGTAGTTGGTTAAGACTGGGTTGTAGACCTTAATACGTTTGTACGTGTTCTCACTTATCTGCAATCGAAACTCTACGTAGGTGTCGTAAAAGTCACGCGCAGCGTCAGCGGTAGCGTGAGCGGTAGCGTGAGCTTTGCCCGACACCACTTCTACTTCAATATTGCTCCACGCAATACGCAGATCCAGTACAGAGTCTTGAACTTTAAAGCCACCATTAGCGGATGAGCCAGTATCATCAACGTACTGTCCGTACATGCGATCCCAGAAGCGAGCCAAGTATTCAATAGCCGCTTCCGTCTCTGTATTAAGGCGCGTACCGAACATCAGAATGGCATGGTCAATCTCACCGACATCGGGGTTTTCGTTAATAGCCTCCCGTAAGTCTTGGATGTTGATCCCAATTTTCTTCAGTAGCTTATTACTAGTAATGTACAAATCTGTATCAAAACGGCTCTCTGAACAAAGATCTACATTGTGTCTACGTAGTGGAACCACTGGGTAAAACGGTGAGCTATTGCCGGTATAGGTTTGGAATGCCAACTGTGGGTACAGCGCATCGTCTACACGGTACAACCATATTTTGCGCTCCCCTGACTCCGTCTGGTACGCCGCAAAATAGTAGTAATCATTTAAGATAACTTCTTTAGTGAATGACTCAGTATCTGTCCACGCATCATCATACGTCTGGGTTACGTTAGCCTCAGTGTAAGACGATTGGGACGTTGTAATGGACGGCTCATCTACCGTTGGATCAAGACCGTATGTCCACGTCTCTAGCGTTTCAATACGTTCAATCGTATAGCCGTTAATGTAGCTAACGCGACGCGTGTAATTCACATCTGACGTAAACGAAGCAATGCCAGTTTCAACGTCATAGTCAGCTGTCACATCACCTAATATAGCTTTGAAGCTATATTCAGTAGTGGTTGGAAATAGTTGTGATGAAGATTGATACGTAACAGAGCGTCTCCACTGAACGCCATTCCCGTATGTCCCGGTGGTAGGTGTCTCGTCTTCAGGAGTTGCTGCGGCACGCGTTTCGTTAACGTAGTCCCTAAACTCGTTGTAACGCGCAATACCGATTTCTGAATCATTACCATTAGGATTGTGGATTACATCTGTATCGTAATCCCATCCAAGGTTTTGGTAGAGCCAATCCATGTGATGAAAACTGAGATCAGCGTAATCAAGGCGTGTCTCAGAGACAGTAACGCCCTCACCTTCTACCGCTTCAATGACAGCCTCTACGACATCAAGATCGTAGTTAAACGACTCTGTGTAGCCTTGCGGTAAGCCAAGAGTGTAGTTATCCCGAGCATAGCGATACGCTCGACGAATCTTAATTCCTGCACCGTCTAACATATCCTGTACCAGGCGCTCAGTTAGATTGTCACCGTTACGGATGACATGCAGCATTGATTTGGTTAATAGCTGTGGCTCAACACCAATCAGTGGCGTCGAGGTTGAACTAACGGAAATCTTCTTTTTGGAACGGAATAAACCCATAAGCAAAAAAGGGGGGCTAAACGCCCCCCAACCCCCTCACGCTAACTGGTGTAAGCATTAGACTACGCCAATGCCTGTTTTAGCTTTTTGAACAACACGTTGGATCTCAGAATCTGCAAGACCAGCACCCGCTGGTGAGATACCTTCGTCCGTAGTGCGCTGTACAGACCACACATCGACCATAAGCTTCGCAAGCTTCTGTTCTGCATCACGTGCAAAGCCATCTGTCTGAGCAGCGTACAGAGCTTTCTGCTTACCAAGAACACCACTCACTGTGATGCCATCAACCATGTCAGCTGTCTGTGCAATCTCTGTCTTACGACGTTGATCCAACACTTCAACTTCTTTGTTGATCTTGGCAATAGCTGCTTGGATCTGAGCTTCATCTGCAGTGACTTTAGCGGCAGTGGCTGTCAGTACATTCACGTTAGCAGTAGACGCCGCTGCATCAGCGTTAGTCTTAGCTGTCTGAGCATCAATCAATAGACCCTGCTTGGGAATGTTCAGCCCTTCAGCTGTTGCATTCAGGCGCTGTTGCTCAACCATCAGAGTCTCTTCTTGGATCTTCTGATCTTGGTATTGCAACGTGTTGATCTCACCCTGAAGCTTGATACCTTCCAGAGGAATGATCGTACCTTGTAGCTTAAGGTTGGCTTCTTGACGCTCAGTAAGATCAATATCGGCTGCAAGCTTGTCAGTCTGCTTAGCGGTTAACTGAACTTCTTCGTCCAGTTTCAAACCAACTTTGATAAGGTTCTTACCCTCTGTCGCAAGGTTAGCCAGTTGCTGTGCAACAACGGCTTCTTCACGACGAGTCTTATCAGTTTGTGCTTCAAGCAAGGTAGCCTGAGCTGCTGATTGATCGGCGGTTAGTGCGTATTGGATCGACTGCTGCAGCACTGCATTCATCGTACCCAAATACAAATTGGCGTAGTCTTCACCGGAGAAGCGATTCTTTTTGTACTCTTCATTGAGGTGCTCTTTAGCAGCCCTCATGAGTACATCAAATACGCCTTTACCGTTGAGCGTGCCTTCAGTTACTGCAGTAATCGACATACGTTACTCCTGATCGATTGCGCCAGCCATTGCCTGTTGCTGAGCCAAGTCTTTAAGCTCTTGCTCAGTTAGTGGCGGTAGGATCTCAACGCTGAACTCTTTAATCATCTTGCCTTTGCGCATCTTGTTACCACGTGGTCCGTTAACGGTAGTAAACACCTGACACTTACGTGCTTGGATCGCTTCAAGAATGATGTGCGGTACATGCCACTCAACACCGAATGGGACGTACTTACGGAATGTGCCCACAACTGAGTTAGAGACTGTGAAGATCTCACCTTCCCACTCTTTTTTGTTTGGGTTCATGTTAGTGATACGTAGACGTACCAACTTGCCAGCTTCTTTCTGCATGCGCTGGCGACGTTGCCCAGGAGTCTCGCGTTTAGCTTCAGGCTTTTCTGGAACAACTTCAGCAACCGCTTCTGCAATAGAGTCAGCAGAGCGAGCTTCTTCGATCTTTGCGATCAACTTTTCACGACCAATTGCTGGGTGGTACTTAAGTCCCATCTCATCAGCAAGAATCTTTAGATCATCTAGGGAAATATCAGACATAGGGGATAGTCTCTTTTAGCGTGGATTTAGAAGGAAGGAAGCCCCATCACTGGGATGGGGCTTTATGCTAGTACTTAAAGTACTGCAGCAGTTTTAACTACAGCCAGACGCTCTGGACGTAGGATAAGTGAACCGTAGTACCACTTGATGCTCATGAAGCCAGTTTCGCCGTATGGATCGTTACGATCTGCAGTAGCTTCACCTGGTTTCTTGTGAGTGATCTTGAACTTCACTGATTTACCGTCAGTCTGGAAACCGATAGTAGTGAATGAACCATCACCAACAACAAGCATTGGGAATACGTCAACGTTACCGTTAGTTTCGTAAGAAGTACCAGCAGAAGCGACGTCGCCTTCACCAGCCCACTTCATCATCTCTGGAACTACAACGATGCGGAACTGATCGATAGAACCAACTTCACCAGTAACAGTGTTACCGCCAGCAGCGTACTGCTGAACTGGAACGAATGCTGGGTTACCGTGTAGATCAGTCATTGCACGTAGAGTTGGAAGAAGTTCCGAACCAACGTAGATGATGCGAGCAGCAGCGATAGTCTTAGTATCAACTAGACGAGTACCAGTGATAACTTTAGTACCTTTAGGAGTACGGTTGTTATCTAGGTCGATTGCTAGACGCATAAGGTCGTCGTAAGTTACAACGTCTGCTTCACCAACAGTAGCGTTAGAAGTCGCAGCACCTGCGTAACGTACAACACCAGCACCGTTTAGAAGGTCGATCTGTAGAGCATCTTCAGTGATTTCAGATGCGCCGTTAACCATCTCACGAGCAACGTGCATTTCAAGCTCTGCATCAGAGTCGAAGTCTAGAGACTCTTGAGTGTACTCATCGAAGAAACCGAATTTCTCGATAGAACCTTCAAGTTCAAGACGCTTGAAGCCAACGCGGTTAACACGACCACCGTTCTCAGAAAGAGCTGGCATCTTACCTGCGATAGTACCGATGTCTTTAGATGAACCGTAAAGGTTACCGTCAGCAATCGCTACACCGTTAGCGTCGATACCCTGGTCGTTGACGTTGCGATCGTCAAGTAGAGGCATGTAGTGGAAAAGCTTGATGGTTTTACCCATGTGCTTAGGCATAGCAGTTACGTCAGCTAGCTGAGAGAAGTACTGTTCCTTCTTAGCTTCGATAAGTGCTTTTTTGTAAAAGTAATCAGTACGTAGCTGACCACCGATAGATGAATTAGATCCACCAATTGGATCGTTGTATGACTGTGCCATTTTCTCGCTCCTTAAGTATTAGAGAAACTTGCTTGCAACTAATTTGTCGAACTCATCATCCGACATGCTTAATGGGTTAAAGTCTGATTCTTTCGCGCTAGAGGTTGGTGCCGTTTTGGTTGGGGCTGCCGCTTTCTTGCGATTGACGACTTTAGGATCAGCTTGTTTCTTAGGTTTAGGAGAAGGTTTGGCAGGTTCTTTCACCGCGTTTTGCTGTGCGAATCCGCCTTGCGCAAATATCCTGTCACCAATTTCACGGTACGCCTCAATATCAGACATTCCGTTTAGCCGACCTAGTGCTCGCTCCTTCGTCATTACAGCGTCAATCTGAGCATAAATGCCGTTAGACATGTGCTCGTTTATCACCTGAATCACTTGGGGGTTTTGCACGATGATTTTGCGACTTGCTTCATCCCACTTATTGCTGATGAGATCGACAGTCTTGCCATAGGTATCGGTGTGCTGAATGCCTTCAAGTACCGAATCTAGTTCAATCTCTCGCTCATCCACAGTGTAAGACTGGGGTTTGTAGCTCGTCTTATCAGAGGTATCTATATCAAGCGGGTCGATGCCACTTTCCTTGATAAGATTACGAATAGCATCTGGATTCTTCTTATCCAGATCTATGAGGTAATTTAGCTTAGATTCTTCGAGTAAACTATTGTTTTCCAACATCTTCAACAATTTCATGTGGGGTTTTAAGCCAGACATCTTTTTGCTGTAGTTGGCGCCCATCTGCATGAGCTGAATCGCTTCGTCTACTGAATCTACTTTGATCTCTTTACCGTTCGCTTTAAACGGAGCCAAGATCTTCATGTACTCAGCTTTGTAGTCGATACCGTCATCAGTATCAGCATCATCTGAGTCTTGTTCTTCCTCAGCGTCTTCTACAGACTCTGCAGGTTCTCCTGAACCATCAAATACATCGGGACCACCGTCTATTTCAGACGATTCAGGATCAGCATCGGTATCACCGCTGTCATCAGTATCAGGAGTTGAATCATCAGTATCTTCTGGCACATCGTCTTCAGGTGCCTCATCTGTTTCGTTGTTATCTACCGCATCGTCACCTTCAGCATCCGAGGGCTCAGCGCCCTCTTCTGCTTCAGTGCCGCTGGGAATATCGTTGAGATCCATGTTCATGATCTCTTCGTCTGATAACTCTAGAAAGCTATCGTCATTCTTCAGCAGCTCATCACTCATGCATCAAGCTCCTCAGCCAACATCTCTTCACGGGTAGCTTCGTCATCAGCAATGGCTTTCTCTGCCATACGACCCATCTGCATAACCGTAGATAGGTACTGACGAACTGTACCGATTGCATCCATCTGCTTAACGATAAGCGCTTGGCTCTCTTCGTCTTGCATGTTTGGATCAGCTTTTAGTGTGACTAGACGGACTGGCTCTTTCTCGAAGTAGCCTTCTAGGAACAGGGCTTTGAAGTCACGGTTACGGGTAAGTCGATCCAAAGACTTCATTAGATCAACAGACTTCTTAGCGTGCTTAATAGAGAGTTCGATCGTTTCAAGATCATGTTGTGACATTACTTGTGTCCTCTGGCGAGATAATAGTAAAAAGATGCACCCCCGAAGGGGTGCGATGTGGGGGGGTTATTGAGGTGTTGCAGTTTTGTCGTTCAGCGAGGCTTTCACGACTTCAAGCTTAGCGTTGGCTTTTGCTTGTTCTCCTAGCTTCTGTAGATCACGTTCCTGCTTAACGCCAGACTCCTGCTCTACAAAGTTCAGATTCTTCAGATCGGTATCAGACTGGATGTTGCCAGACTTAACCTGTTCAGTACCTGCCTTAGCTTGATCCAACATAGCGCCAGCCTGGTTCTCCATAGCACGGCTCTGTAGTTCTGCGATCTCAGCCTGTAGCTTAGCCATCTCTAGCTGCTGTAGCTGTACTTGCATTGGATCAGGTTGTGGCTGGTACTCTTCAATACTTTTAGCCAGATCAGGCATCTTACGTAGACGGGCAATGTCAGCAAGGATCATACGAGACATCGCTGGATCCATGTTGTTACCCATTGTCTGAAGCATAAATGCCAGTTCTTGTGCTTTAGCGTTGTCTTCTTCAGCCGTTGAGATCGAGAGACGTAGATCGAAGTTACCGGCAAGATCGTCACGACGAATGGTGACAAACTCTTCGTTAGTAATACGAACCACTTCCTCTTCAGAGAGGAACTCAGCGTTCATCGCAATGAACTTACGACCAATCTGGATGATGCCATCTGCTAGACGACGTAGGATGCCTAGCTCACGTTTAGAGGCTGCATCGAGTGCACCTCGTACGCCTGTTGCAGTATCTCCCAACGCCTGACCACTGATACCATTATTAAACGCCTTAACACCAGTCAGTGATTCTGCATCTGCATTCTGGAGCTGCAGCATAACTTGCGCAGAGTTAGGGATTTCTGGATAGGTATGCATGAAGATTGCTTGGCGAGGATCAACGTTCGCATTGAACTCATAATCCATGCCTTGATCGAAGCGGCGCTTGTTGGTTAAGTCGAGGGCGTCTTTACGCACGCCAGTCTGACCATTTGCGCTCTTACCCATGATATCAATCATGCCACGGGTAACGGCTCCGAGAATCTTCTGGTTATCTTCCAGTAGTTCCCCATCAGGCTGTCCGTAGAGGCTCTTACGGACTGGGAGATACGGTACAACTACAAACGGTAGTTGTTGATCTGGGAATGGGTTCTCTTCAAGGCGAATCAATACATCACCTGCCCATGCAGCAACGATGGGTTGAACCACACCGCTACCATCAATGTCCCAGAAACCCCAATACTCATGAACCATGAATTTCTTACGTGGTTCGTCATTGAAGTTAAATGCGCTGTTGTCTTCAGAGACGTGATCAGGATTACCCAGAATTGAGCTGTTAGTAATCTTAATCGCCTCTAAGTTCTTGTACTTACCGTCACGACGTAACTCGTCCAGTGAGGTTTCAAAGGTGTACACCGCAAAACGTGCTTTAGTCATATCACCACCACAAGATGGATCAATCACAACGTTTCGGTAATCACAGATCTCTAGAGTGGGTTGGTTCCGAACAGGTACGACTTCCGTAACCTGTTCTTCCCCAGACTCTACAGGTACAAGCACTTGACCATTCTCGATAGAAAGCTGGAGGGCTTCCTGGATTTCGGATGGCACCTGCTGTGCAAAAGCTTCAGGATTGCTCTGAAGAAGTTGAGCCAGCTGCTGATACTGGTTAGCGATGGTGGGATCATTTGCAGGGACAAAGTCGTAGATAGTCTCAGTACGAGTCACTTCGCGCTCTTCGTAATCCCATCCGACTCTGACAATAACCGTACCTTCATCAACCGCAGTACGAACGTACTCGTCAATGAACTTGGTCTTTTCGATCTTAGTATTGAATTGGTTGTTGAGAACCAACTGGTTTTGTTGAGCAGCCTTCTTATCTTCCCAACTCACTGGGTAGACGTTATACACATCTGGAGTTGATAGGAATGGCTCACTCAAAGCCGAGTATCTCCACTCAGCCTGTTTGCGAATCAGTTTAGGTTGAATGCTCGACTTACCTTTTTGGTATTGCTGACGAGCCGAACCTTTGACGTGTAAGTTATCAAGCCAACGATTAACGTCAGATACGTGAGAATCTGTTTCGTTCTTCGCATCAGAGTAATCTTGTTTAAGCTCAGCAACTGAAGGTTCGTTTTCCCAGTCGGTAAGCTTTTCAAGACTTGTCTGCATATATTGCATATCTGCGTCTTTCATATTAAGTACATACCTGTCTTTTAAATAAAAGAGCTATTATAAAAGCCCCTTGTCGGCTTGATATTAAATATCAGTCTTTGACAGGCATTCTAACGACTTAAACACAATATAAACAAATTTATTTACATATTTACCACTATATATTGTGTTTTTGGTAATAAAAAACCTGCCGAAGCAGGTTTCTATTTAAATTAAATGCGATGGCGCTATAAGTTCTTCTTCATATTCCCAAGGACGTTGGAACGCATAAAATAAAATCTTCGTTGCAACACCGTGTTCGAATATCACCGAACCTGCATTTATTTGTAATAACTCACCGTTCTCTCCAAGATTATAATGACGTACTCGGTAACGCCCATTACCTGAATCTAATTCAGCAGCAATAGTGTCGTTTACTGGCGACGGTAAATTATAGTACTGAGCCACTGCATTTAATTGTTCACTGGATTGAGCATTAAAATAAACCTCAGCAAACTCTTCAGGTAAACCATAATGAGAGCGTGCGTACCATATACCACCTAAATCAGTTAAGTCGTGTTCCTCTTCAAAATAAATACCTTTATCAGAGAAGGAACCTAATACACTGTAAACCAGCTTAGAGGGTTCAAAGACACGCTTTTTACCGTTAGATTCAAAACCTGCCCAAGCAATAAACGGGTTATCTGACTCAGCATCATGAAAACGGTACTGAGTACGTACACCATCTGCACGGCGTGAACGAATACGCACTTCCGTCATGTCAGACATGCGCCCGTTGTGATCACTACCTGGCGTCACAATGCCACCGCATAACCGTTTAAAGTAACCACCCTCTTCCCAGACTTTACCGCCTTGGTAGTAGGCTGTACCTTTCATCCACAAATCCCAAGCACCGATGTCTTTTGGATAAGTGTAAAGCTTCAAATACGTCGGTGAGCCATCAACATACTTAACCGCACCAACCACAACAGGACGTCCTTCAACGTTGTACATGGCGATGGTTTCAGGTGCTGTATCGATAACTTGATCAAGCTCAGGCGTGCTAGGGTTTGCTAAACCATAAAACTCTGAAATGCTTTGCAGTGCTTCAGCGTTATCAATTGCAAAGAAGAGATCGAAGTTCTGATCGTCCCACTTCTCTTTAACCGCTACGCACAACCACAATGTGACAGCTGGCGCTAATGGATAATGTTCCAGCTCTGCTGCTGGTACATCACTGGATGGGTAAAACGCTTTAAACTGTTCCGTTACCCAATACCGTTTACCGTCATTCTTCACTTGATTAAAGATGGGATCGGCTTCAGGATCAAAAGTGTACTCCTGCATTAATTGGTTATGGGTCTTCTCTTTGTAGATGTCACCACCGTTGTGGTACACCACTTCATGAAACTTAGGCATCGTAGTGACTCGCGTTAATTAAGATGATGGGGTTTGTAGTCAAATTAATAGTTTTCTCGCTGTAAGGACGTGCACCTGATGTGTACGATTTACCGTCACCACCAAACCAACCGCCACCCTCTGCACTCTGATTAAACGAGTAACCCGCACGAATAGTAGACCAACCGGCTGTTAGCTGTAGGTTTGGCTCTGTACCTTGTAAGCCATAGGCAGCGTGATACATAGCCCACCACCACGTGTACGCTCTGTGTTCCTGACATGAGCCGCCGTAACCACAGGACTTGTAATAACCCGAATACACATTATCGATTACGGATTCAGCAATAGACGGTGCTAAGAACGCTAAGTCTTCTCGTGCAGCATCGGCAATGTCGTAAGTATTAAACGTCGTGTCACAGTGATAGTCACCGTAACCATTAAGCCAACTGCTTTGGTTCCAGTTACCGTAACTGTAGTTACTTGGGGTTGTATCACATGGCATAGAAGGGGGAACTGCGATCGCAACATCGTGGATTGCCATTGGTCTTCGCCCAGAATCAAACGCCACTTCACCGTTATCTAGAAACGTAACAAGACCCGTATCCGTCATAGGCGTAGTAACGCCTGTTAACTGCGTAAAACAGTAAACACGTGGGTGCAGATATGTCGGACCGTGTTGCAAAATCTTAATGTACCAGTAACCTGCTTCGTACCAAGTTCTTAGTACACCGTAACGAGTCGTATGCGCCCCTGGGCGTATAAAGACGAGTGGCGACTGTTCATTGATTGCAGGTATTCGAAACGTGTACATACAGCGCCCTGACAATAAGCCATCACCGCCGTATCCCGTAAATGTTGTTAAGCCTGATTCATCGTTAGAGTGGAGGGCTGCTTCGCCCATGAAGTGAAATGAACGTATATCCGAACTAACCAGTATATGGTTTTCGTCGTTACGCACCGAAATGCCGTACATATTATCGTCCTAAAATTAGAATGGCTGTTGAGATAGCCCCACCAGTCGCAGTGATTGTGTCGCCCGAACGGGTCACAGTGTGTACATAGTTCTCTTGACCACCCCAAAGAGCATCAAGCAACTGAGTACTGATTAGAATGTCTGTAAAATTATTCATCTCAGGCACTGACCAACTGGCATTAGCACCTTCAGGAGCCACTAAGTACTTTACAAAGTTCCAAGTGGTTTTAGAGGTGTCGAAGTACGACACCCCCTGATCATTGAGTAACTGTAAGCCTTGAGCCATTACAGATCTCCTAGCTTCACACGCAAGTTACCTGAAGCGTCAAACACTTTAAGACAGTTGTTGTTTAGATCGATCACAAAGCGCCCTGTTGTGTTTGCCATGTAACCTGCTGTGATAGAGCCCATGTCTGCTCGAATCGCTGAGAGCGTGTCTGCAGAGATCTTAGAGGCATCCAATGACTCAATAGACGCTGAACCAATCGATGCATCTTTAATGTACGCACCATCGATCATAGTGACGCCATTAGATGTACCAAATACAAGATTACTGCTGTCTGGGTCGTAGACTTCAAAGTTATCCGCTTCAATGGCAAACGTAGACGTCTCACCATCGTTCATTAAACCAATACCAGCAACACGCCCGTTAACGTCTGTCTTCACAGCGTACTCAGCTTGTAGACCATCTACTGCGGCTGTCAGGGTCGATACAGAAGCTGTATTACCGTTCAATGCCGTTGTGTAGTTGGTAACGGTTTGAGCCAATGCACTCACTTCACTGGCACGTGTTGCTGACTCAGACGTAATCGCCGCATTCACATCTGTGATTGCCGTATTCAACGTAGACTGTAGTGAGTTCAGCAAGCTTGCGAGTGAGCTGTCTTCTGAAACACGTAGCTCTGCTTCGTTACTGATGGCTGATGTCAGTGACTGTACCGACGTATTCAAGGATGCCGTCAGTGCGGTAATGTCACTTGAGACAGAGGCAATATCCGTTGTACGAGCCAAGGCTTCCGCTTCAATAGCAGCCGCACGTGCCTGTGCTTCTGTAATCAGATCTGCACTTACCGTGTTGATGTTCTCAGCTGTCACAGACAACGCGTTAGCACGCAATGTCTGCTCCGCTTCGATCGCTGCAATACGAGAGGCTTCTTCGTTACTTAACGCTGACTCTAGTGCTTCAATCTGGTTTAAGAACGATGTTTCGTTCGTTGCTAGTGCTTGAACCTGTTCAACAATCTGTGCACGTATAGCAGCGTCTTCCGCTTCCAGTTCTGCTCGCAGAGTATTGATCTGAGTGACCAGGCTTGCCAAGTTACTCAAACCTGATAAGTCGATGTTCATCTCTTCAATACTGGCTTGAAGCGATAGTAGCGTCTCATCTGTCGCATCAGAGATCAGCTCTTGGATTGCTGAAATGATTGACGGCGATAGGTTCGCATCTGTTAGTGCAGTGCCCAGTGCCTGAGCTAAGCGGTGTGGGTTGTTACCGCTGGTAGCAGTGACTGAATCACTCAGTACCCCTACTTCGTTGTTAAAACCAACAGGACGAAGCCAGTAGTAATACGTAACCCCTGCATCAACAGAGTCGTTGTACGCAGTGGATTTAGATGTCCCAACTAATATCGCAGTATTTGGGTCATCAGATTCTGAACGGTAAACCTCAGTGTAGTCGTGATCCAATGCTTCAGACTGGGTCCAAAGAATCTGGATCTGTGACATGCCTTCAATGACAGCAATACTATTGATGGTGGCATCAGTAGCATCTGTTTTGGTAAATGGGTTCGATGAGCTTTGTGAATACTTCATACCCATTGTTGGGTCGAAGATCTGAATTACTTCATTTTCTTTCTGAACCAACTCAATAGTATTGTCAGCCATTATTAACCTCGAACAATGTTTTGTTGAATTACAGCTTCGCCGTCTACGATATTAGTTTTAATACCGTCGCTTTGAATAAGCTGAACCCCATAAATAAATGTCTCTTCCAAAACATTATCTAAAACATCAGCTGTATCAGCTGGAACCAGTGCTATTTTAATTTCGCCCTCTGGACCACTAATAACAGCGCCGCGTTCTATTAATACAGGCGAGTACATGCTTCGTCTTAAAACAAATTTAGCACTTGCGCCTGATAAATCTACGGGAAAGCCATCACCATCTTTATAAACGAGCTTGAGAATGTAATGGTTATCTGCCGTAATAGTTAATCTACTCATGAGAGAAATACCTTTAAATAACAGAATATGGGTCAGTATATAAATGCAATCTAACTATTTCTATTTTATTATTTATTTAAGGATCTTTTCCGTATGGGTAAAACCTCAAGAAAAGCACCAACTCGCCATGAAAAGGCAGAGAGTGCTTGGCAACCAGCTGCTCCACTTGAACCATTAAATCAAATACAGTCTGAATATATTCAATGTATTAAATCTTCACCCATAACATTTGCGACAGGATATCCTGGTACTTCTAAAACATATATTCCCACCCGAATAGCCTCTCTCTGGCTAAAACAAAATGCGATCTCAAACATTATATTAATGCGCCCAGCTGTCTCAGCTTCTAAATCCGTTGGTTTTGCTAAGGGATCTCATGAAGAGAAGATGCGTCATTGGCTCCGTCCAGTGTTAGGTGCACTACAACAAGAGTTCTCGCATGGTCAGTTGAGCTACATGCTTAAAGAAGAGATTCAAATGCTGGACTTTGTACCGCTGGAAAACGTCAAAGGTAACAGCTGGGATAACGCATTCATCATCGTGGACGAGGCAGAAGACTGCACGATGGCTGAACTCAAATCGATTGTTACCCGCGTGGGTAAAAACTCGACGCTCGTACTGTGTGGCGATGTTGCACAGTGTGATCTTCAAAACGGATCTGGCTTACGTCAGTTCCTCAACATACGTGAAAACTCGCCTCGCTTAATGCGAACGATTCAACACGTTGATTTCAATGACTTCGAAGACATCGTCCGCAGTGACGTGTGTAAGGAGTTGGTCAAAGGCTTTGCAGAAGTAGGACTTATATAAATGCACGTAACTATTTACGGATCAAAAACATGCACTTGGTGCGAACAAGCTAAACAATTGTGTAACCGTTCATTTGTCTCATACGACTATATCGATCTGACAGCAGAAGGTAACGAACAGTTGTTGCACGAATTCAAAGGTAAAGGTTACACCACCGTACCTCAAATCTTTGAAGGTGAACGTCACATAGGAGGCTTTCAGGAACTTCACAAAGAATTGGGAGGTGTCTAGTGAGTAACTTTACTGACGTATCTGAGCTAAACCATCTCATAGGTAATACTCAAGGTAATCCAAGCAATCCTGACTGGGACGCACTCGCGTCTCAGCTAGAGCTTATTAAAGAAGAGTTTCAGGAGTTAATCCATGCCATTGAACAACATGATTTCACTGAAGTACGTGACGCAGTTGCAGACATCCTCGTTACTACTTATGGGTTGGCATACCGTGCTGGTGTTAACGCCGATGCAGATATGGATGAAGTCCATGCATCGAATATGAGCAAGTTTTGTAGCACTCGTGAGGAAGCCATCCACACAGCGCACAAATACGAGAAGCTAGGCGTTATGTGTAGCTATCGTCAACCTGTACCAGGTATCACAGCGGTTGTCTCAGCCAGTGATCAAACAGGTAAGGACGGTAAGTTCTACCCAGAGGGCAAGCTTCTTAAATCCATAAACTTTAAGGAGCCAAAACTCTTATGAGCCTTAACGACTACTTCGATCGTTCCGAGTTCGCATGTGAATGTGGATGTGGTTACGACACAGTAGACGCAGAGTTGTTGGAGGTGCTTACGATTGTTCGTGAGCACTTTGCACATCCTGTGTCGATCAACTCAGGGTGTCGCTGCCCTTCTCACAATGCTGCTATTAAAGGATCGCCTCGATCTCAGCATCAGTACGGTAGAGCGGCTGACATTGTTGTAAAAGGTGTATCACCTGGTGTGGTGCATGATTACATTAACGCTAAGTTCCCTAACCAGTATGGCTTGGGACGTTACGAAACCTTTACCCATGTGGATACACGTGGATGGAAAGCTCGTTGGGAGGGAAAGTGATGGACTGGTCTTCAATCAAATCAGCGGTTGCCAGCGCAGCTCCCCTTGTCGGTACGCTGCTTGGCGGCCCTGCTGGCGCTTCAGTAGGTGCTCTTGTCTCTAATGCACTGGGTGTTGATGAAACCCCTGATGCCGTACTAGCCGCTCTAGGCGACCCTGAGAAGCTCGCAGAGCTTCGTAAGTGGGAGCTAGAGCATAAGGTACAGTTAGAGAACTTAAAGCTACAGACGCTACAAGCAGAGCTAGGTGATAAAGCCAATGCTCGATCCACTCACAAAGACAGCCCCATGCCCGCAGTGATTACTGTTGCTATGACGGCTATCTTAGGTGGATTGCTCTACACACTCTTTAGTTTTGAGATTCCTCAATCCAATAAAGAGGTGGCATACATGTTATTTGGACAAGCCTCTGCACTTTGGGCTGCATCAATTTCATATTGGGTCGGTACAACTCGCTCATCTAGCGATAAAACACGACTAATTCGCTCAAATTGAACCAAATTGTGCTGAGAACGTTTCAAGTACATTAATAATTTTGTGGTCTATATTGGTATTACGTCTCCAGAGAGAGACACATTAAAACCAAACTATGAGAGTGAACCACATTATGTCAGCCAAAGTTGTCGATATCCGCCGCTACAGTTTAGTCACTATCGAAGGTGAAACACAGCTTGCCGTTTATACCCAAGGGCGTTGGACCATAGACGCTACTTGCGAGTCTATCAATGATCTATTGCAGCATGGACTGCTCAGTGAAGATTCCATTCAAGGATGGATTGAGAAGAGAGTATTGCGTAGAACCAATTACGTTTAAGAATCGGTGTGGCGTCGTCTACCGTAGTAATCGTTTTCGCACGCCTCACTTTGCCACTTCAGGTACACATCGAGGGTTTTAGCGTAAGCCAATAAACAGAACCCTGTGAAGTAATCATAAAATAACCACAGAACGTCTGTGGTGTCGCCTACATCATTTCCGTGGTCTTCAACGATCCATTCAATCTGCAGCAGTATGTAGCTTGCTGCTTGAAGAACCATGACACTGCTCGTAATCCCAATCCACTTAACCAGTACTGGTACATTGTGTGCCTTGTGCGCGTACATCAGATTTGAACATGCGCTGAAGATTACTGATGCAAACAGAAACAGAATAAGCCATTGGAATACGTCTAGCATTAGGCGATCCTCGAAAACAAGTACGTCATCGACATTACGATTGCACTGCCACCCGCTGTAATTGCTAACCATTTAACTGCATTAACGATCAGTGAGTTGTTAATACTAGTCTGTTCAAGCTTACGTACACGCGGCTCAATATCAACTAATTGCTGTAAAGTGTTATTCATGGTTTCAGTGTTAATAAGCAGCTTAGTGAGTGTACTGCTCATCTCAGAATCCGCATCTTCAAGACGCGTCAAACGACGATTAATGTCGTGGTGTTCGTACTGTTCTGACATGCGGATAATCCAAGTTAAAAGCCATAGTTAATAACCTAGAATTATATTGAGCCGATTATCAAATATCTTCGGCTCAACTTTTTAAATCATCAGATAATAAAAAACCCCTCCGAGGAGGGGTTGGTTAGTATTTTACGCTTCGATTAGGTCGTTGCTTAGCTGCACCCAGTTGAGCTGATTTTCATCCCACTTAAAATACTTTGACTCTGTAGTAGGGTCAGGTATTGGGGGCTCCCATTGCTTTATAGCGTCATTCCACACCCACGACTCGAACACACCACCATCGCCCTCAATTTTGGGGTAACACGGTGTATTAATTGAGAACTGCTTTTCATAGAATCGTCCCGCATCTTCTACCCAAATGTGAATCGAGTACGCTTCATTTGGTACAGTTTCAAACGTTCTTAGTTCGACTACAGACGTGT